ACGTCCGGGTGGACAAAGTACATCAGGTCCGCATCCGGGGCATACTGGACCTCTTCGAGCTGGGCTTCGGTATAGGGGGAGACAATCTCGATGATCTTGGCTACCGTCCCGCCAGAGGTATAGGCGTGGGTATAGACCGAGCCCACCAGGTCGAAGTTGTCGGCGTCGATGACGACGATCTCCCAGTCGCCATTAGCCTCGTAGGTGCCCAGAACTGACCGTACAGCGACGAAGTTGCCAGAGCTATATCCGTGGGTGGCTTTGGTGATACGGACCCTGCTAGAGGCGCCTAGGCCTGTTCCTGTGATGTTTTGGGAGGTATCCTCCAGCCGGCCCCCGTCCGTGATGAACCGCATATACTGGTCGCCCAGCTCGATCACATAGGTCTGGGCGATGCTGTACTTGAAGGGGATAAGCCGGGTGATACGGTCGGCGTACTTGCAGGCACAGACGAACCGGGTCCCAGGCCGGCCAATCCATCCCCCTGAGACAGTGGGGAGGGCATTCTCTAACCGCTTGGCCCCGTTCTTCCGCTGGACGAGGTCGATCCGGGGGTAGATCCTGGGGGAGACCTCCCCGGATGTGAAGTTGTTAAAGAATGTAAAGGCTGCCATTAGTTCACCTTTCGTACATCAATCAGGGTGTCGCAAGGGACTTCCTTGGAGCGTTCTGCTTGGGCGTCTGACATCTTCGCTTTGGCCAGGTATTGCATAGCCAGTGAGGCATACATCTGGGACAGCTTATAGTCTGACTTGAGCTTGGGCGCAATGAGCGAGGCCAGTTGATAGGTGAACCCCAAGATGAAGAGGGGGCTACACTTGTTGAGATCGGTGATGCGCCTGGTGTACTTGATCGCCGCCGTCGAGGTGGTCGTGAGCATCTTATCGCTCTCGATAGCATACTCCATATAGTCCGGGAACACTTCTTGCACCTTCAAATAGTCTGTGGGGAGCTGAAAGGTATAGGAATAGGTGAAGACGGGTTCCGGGGTCACGACGGCTACCAGGTTGACACGCTTCGTGGCGAAGTTCCACGGGTGTTCTTCCAGGAGCGCATGGAGGAGGGGATCAAAGTGTCGGTTACAGATACGGGCACGTTCAGTCTCGTCCAGGAGGGTGAGGACTGAGCTCTCACCGACAAGGCCCAGGGCGTTGGAGGCAATGGTGGCTGAGGAAATAGACATGGGTACTCCCGAAGGAGGGGACCCCGGATGGAGCCCCCTCCTCGTTGGTTATTCGCGTCCGAAGATCACGAAGCTGAAGGTATCCGTCGCGTTAGACGCCACGAGGGTGGCATCAGTACCGGACGTATACTCCCAGGCATAGACGTTGACGGTACCCCCACTGACCGCGTAGGTCAGGGTGGAGTAGTCGTCACCGGGTGCGGTGGCGTCCTCATAGGTGAGGACCACCGCCAGGATCTCACGGAGGCCGGTCGTGATGGGTGTCGGGTTCGTCCCATCAAGCGCCATACGGCCCATGACAATCTTCATGGGATCGTAGGCAGGCATCACTTCTGTCTGTGCCATGAGACCTCCTTATCCTCGCGTGTAGGCGACCCATCCAGAGATGGTATCGGCAGCTTCAATATCGCCCGTATCGATCATCGCATAGATGATCAAGCCGTTGCGCGTATCGAAGGACGTGTAGCCCCCAGCCGGGAGTGTCCAGGCCTGGTCCAGGGCACCACCGCCCGCGTCCGCGTTGTCCAGGAAGGCGTTGTCGTCTTCCACGACTGCGGTACCAGCCGAGTTGGTATAGGCGCGATAGCCCAGATGCAGATCCGCGTTGGCCCCGAAGGCCGAGGTGATAATACGGCTCAGGTCGGAGTAGATCGTAATCCGGCCTGCGGGCAACTCGATGAGGTTGACCTCACCTGTGCCCGACCCCTCAGTCGAGGTATGCGTGTAGCTGAACCGAGCTGCGTGCATCTTGCTAATCACATCGACCGCTGCCTTGGTGGCAGACGCGGTCTGGTTTGTATATTCCACTGACTTAACCGGCGTACCAGTAAATGCAGCCATTGGCTAATCCTCCTTAGACCGACTCATCGATGGAGACTTCGGCAACCCCTTCATCGAGGGCGCGGACTCCGCCAAATGAACCCATGAGATACACCTGCGTGGCGTAGCCCTTATCGTCACGCTCCGAGATACGGGTCGTGAGATCCATGCCTACGCACATCCCCATCGAGTTTTGCTGCCAAGCAAAACACTTGCGGATGCTGGAGGCCACGGGCAAGCGAGTCGTGGTCATATAGTTGAAGCCCATGTAGGGACCGGACACAGTACCTGACACGAGGGCTTTCACCGTATTGAAGTCTGCGGACGTGACCTGCGGGTCTGCCAAGAGATCCAAGATCCCTTCCGGCGAGACTGCAAACCACCGCCCTTCCTCATCCACATCCGCGTTGTCGAACAGGAGCTTGGTGTCCTGCAACTTCGCCACCGTGAGGCCGGTGCTCCCGTGCGCAATTTGCTGCGCAGCCGGGAAGGCCGTAGTCGTGGAGCCGTCCTCACCTTCCTTCGCGGAGGCGTTGAAGGCCAGGATCACTTCATCGTCGAAGGCCCGTCCCATCGCATAGGCCGCATTCACGACATAGGCGCTGGTGGGTTGGATGATGGTCCGAATCTCATCCTGGGGGTCCGTCAGATCCGCCCACTCGTAGTCGGAGAGCTCAGCTCGCCGCCTCGTATGGTTGGAGTTCATGAGCGGGGTGTCCCCGTGCCTCACGGTCTTCTTCTGTGCAGCAGTCGGCCCCAGGCGGTCGAAGAAGTCATACTTGGCTTTGGTGACTTTCTCCCGAACCTTGCCCCGGAACTTGCTGCCCTTTTGCTGATACAGGAACACGATGTTGGCATTGTACTGCCGTACATGCGCAACGGTAATCGTTTCAGACATGGGTATGTCCTCTTAGGTCGGCACGGCGTCTGCACGGAGGTTCCCCGACCATCGGGCCAACGTGTGTTCGCTTTGAGTGCGCACGGTCCTTGCGGTTGTCGTGCTACTCAGGGTAGGCAATCTTGTGGAGATCTTCCATCTCCGTCAGCGCAGCTTGCGTCTCAGGGTTGCCAGGGTTGCCCCAATAGGGATGGGACCGGTTACTCATGATCTGCAAGATCTTCTGCGTTGCCGCTTCGCGGGAGATTACACCCTCTAGTTCTTGTGGCTTCTTCCCAAAGGCTCCATCCTCAGCCAGGTCTCTCCCCAGCTTAATGAACCCTCGGACAACGGATTCGTTGGTGATGTTCTTATCGACATAGTCCTTGCCTGCTTCGGCGCCGAGATAAGTCTCTGCGGCTCGCCGGGCCAGGGCCATGCTACTGTCGTAGCCAGAGCCGAGCTCCTTCTTGAGCTTAGCGGTGACTTCCTCAGCCTTGGCTTTGGACTGCTCGAAGTAGCTGTCGTTCTTGGTGATGATGTCCTTGGTAAACCAATCGACCACGCCCTTGACCTGGTCGTTAGAGGCGCCCAGTTGGTGCATCACGTTCGTGAAGGACTTGAAGGTCTCTTCGTCCCACTTGAGGCCTTCCTTCTGCGGGAGTTCGTACTGATACTTATCGGGGCTTTCAGGTCTACCGAGCTTATTGTAGATCTTGCTCCAGCCATCCTTGTCTTCCTTGTCGGGAATGACGATGGACTTGCCCATCCGCTCCTGCGCGTGTCCGTAGTTCTTCAACACGGTTGCCAGGGGTTGATCCTTGACCGGCTCCCAGTAGCCCTTGTCTTTGAGCTCCGGTGGGATGTGCGCCGACCATTGGTTGAATGTGATAGGATCTGTTCCCGCTGCCGGGACTGTTCCCTGACCGTCTTTTGGAAGATTGTCTTCAGGCACTATATGGATCTCCTTGTGTGAGAGGTTGAACAAACTGGGGCATGTTCGCCTGTTCCGGCGTTGTGGCCCACTTGAGGACGGCGACCATCAGTTGGCGCTGTCCTTCGATATACGTCAGGCCGACACCATTGCCGGCCTGCGCATAGAGTCTCGCGTCCTGGTAGAGGAACTTGTTGAGCAAGTCCTCCAGGACACGCTTACCAGAGGGGGTGCCAAAGGTTGCCCGATAGTCCCCCAGACGTATTTTCTCTGCGGTGCTACTGTCCACCGTTCTGTGCCTCCATCGCCGCCTGCATGGGCTGCGTGAGTTGGTTCATGGTCTCCGCCCCTGCCTGCATGGCCTGTTGCTGTGCCGCTGCGGCTTCTCGTTCCATGCGTTGCTGCCGGATCTCCTCCACTTGTGTGGGGGTACGGAGCAGTTTCTTAGGCACCTGGTCAATTCTTGCTCTCTCTCGGAGTGCTTCGTCGAAGTCAACATTGTCAACCACAGACGGTTCAATCTGGGCTGTGGCTCCTGTAAATGAGATCAACCCATCAATCACTCCTGCTTCGGCTTGCCGCTTCGCCCGTGCGACCGGCCCGATGAACTCCACCTGCATATTGCCGCCCACGGCTTGGGCGTACTGCACGACTTCCGGTGGGGCGGGGGGGAGCATTCCGCTGCGCATCCGTATGCCGAAGACTCGTTCTAAGAAAGGGGAGAGGAACTCCTTCTCCAAGCGAACGAGCTGTGGGCCGAGGATCTGCAACATGATGTTCAGCCTCGCCCGAACCTCTTCTGCTGACGGAGGCGTTTTGCCGCGTTCGGGGATGAACTGGACTTGGTCCATGTAGTAGATGTTCCAAATCGACCGGCGTTTGTCTTCACGTTTAACTGTTTCGATGTCAAGGCGCGTCTTGGGTTCAAGATAGGACAGGGCTCCTTCCATGTTGATATACGACATCCGAGAGGGCCGGAAGTCCGGTTGTCCTAAGATGCCGTCATGTATCGCCAGGATGGGCGGCTCAATCGCTTTGGCCCAGGCTCTCAGGGAGAGCTCCTCCGCACGGTTCAGGGACAGCACATCGGGAAGGGCAGTGAAGCCGGGACCGCGCCCATACCGTTCGCCGGAGGTCGAGGACCACCGGACAACCATACAGGGCCAGTCGTGGAATCCACTCTTCTTTACGAGGTGCTTGTGGGTGGTGTCCACGTAGATGGAGGCAACTGGAAAGTTGTCCACGGGGAACCCGTACACTTCCTTGTCGCGGTAGGCAATCCAGTGCATGATCTCCACTTCTTTTTCGAGGATCTTCATGTCACCGGCTGCAAGTGTGCGCGCCACTTCCGGGGCAAGAGCAGGGGCGCCCCACGTCTCCACCACCTCACGCACGGTCATCCGTAGAAGCCGGATGACTTTAATCACATCGCCATCATAGTTGGTATCGATCATGTACTCGCCGGGATGCAGGGTCCGGCACTTCACTTGGCCCTTGCCCATGTCCGAGACGAACATCGCGGCGGTACCGAAGCCCACAAGGTCCTGGGTCATCTCCTGCATACACACATCAAAGTTGGACCGTTGGACCGTACGGAACATATCCTTCCCCACCCAGGCCGCATATTGCTCAACGGCTGAGGGGACACGGATATTAAAGGCTTCTTGGACAATCGGCTCAAACCACTGGAAGGTGGAGGGAGTGACAGTGCCCACGATGGACCCTGCCAGACGCTCATTGGCCGATACTGCCGTGGAATCGAACAGCCGACGCTCCCGCTGGGAGCCTTCCGCCTGCTTGACGGTGATATTGGAGCGCCGAGGAATGATCACCTCAGAGATCTCCTGCCACATGGGCATCCACAACCGGAGTGGCTTTTCGAGCGCGTCCTTCTCACGGAGCATTCGATCAACGAGGGTCTCTCCAAACATATTACGCTCCCATCAGGGTATTACGGCCAATGTTACTTTCGGCGACAAAGTTCTGTCCGGGGGTCGTGTACGTCCTGCGCAACATGCCGCGTCGGCGCCTACGCGCCTCCGCTTCACTCTCCGCATTGGCGGCACGATCCTCTTCCTCGGCGGTAATGGAGACCACACCGAGGGTCGGGTCTGTCACCTTGGCGAAGGCGGTTCCCTTCGTGGCAATGCCTGCGACGCCTGTGATACCGGTCTCACCGAAAGGCTTTCCGGCCACGTCGCCTACGCCGGAGTAGACGAGTTCCGACGAACCGAATGACATCATCCCGGCGGTGACACGGGCCGCCGTTGCAATCTCTTTCATACTAACCTCTTGATATACGTGGTTTCAAACGGGTCGTAGCCAAGCCGCCGCATAAGGATACGGCTAGGGTTCGACATGACCACATCGACCGCTCCAGCGCCGCGTGCCCAGTTCTCAAAGTCCTCCACAAGGAGGCGGAAGGGCGGGACGCCAAAGCGGTAGTTTGGGTCGATATAGATAAAGACAACGACGGCGCGTTTCTCTCCGTTGAAGAGCCCCATGTCGATGTGCCCAACGAGCCCACCAACCGGGACCGAATCCTCATAAAGGAGGACTCGACTCCAATGGTACGGTTTCGACAGGTACGGGATCAACCACTTTGTCAGATGGGAGGGGCGGATATTCTCTATCCTCTCCATGAGTGAGAGCGCCTGTGGGAGGTCCGTCTCCTTCATGTCCCTGAGACTCCAATTGATCGGGTCGTGGGGTAATGTCAACAACGTGTCGCTCCTTTTCTAAGAACTCCGGGCTATAGTAGTTGGGGAGCACAAGGGTCAGGCCAGGACCTTCGTGGCTGACTTCTTGCCGAACGTTCTGCTTAGCTCCAATCAGCTCATAGATGGATTCCACTGCCCGTTGTCTGGTCTGGTTGTCTGGAACTGGGACTGTGATGACTTCGCCAGATTTGGTGACACAGACTTCGACCTTCTCGGCAACCAGGTTCGCCTTGTTCCGTTCAATGGCATCCCGCAGGAGGGCGGCCTCGTCTTCCAAGGAGACACCAGCTTGTTCAAAGAGGATCTGTCGGCGCTTCTTGCTGTCCGATGGGAACCTTGCACCTCTTTCTTTGTGGGTAACAATCGTCGGCAGAGGCACGTTCCAATACCATTTCCCTCAACTGCCGTATCTGTGCGGCGGTCAAGAACTTGTAGTTGTTGAACTTGTTACGGTAGAGGTCTACCTTGTTCTGCTTGCAGAAGAGGACCAACTGCCGGGGAGTCATCCCAAGGATGTCCCCGGCAGTGCGTAGATCGTACAGCCATTCCCAGTCCATTTTGTTGTCCTCACGTATGGAACTGCGGACTGCGGTGGCTATATAATCGACGATCTCCTTAATCGCCAAATGGGTCCGCGCCGATGATAGGCATGGACCATTGACCTCGTGTACGGGTCGGCTCGGCTCGGTAGGAGACTGGGTCGAATTCTGTAATGGCAGAGTGAGGTCGGACGATGTATTCATCTTGGGTCATTACTCCACCTTGGATCGCCTCATAGCGGATCATGTCCGCGAAGTGCGAGTGTTCGTCATGGTCGGGTACGTCCGTAAAGACGCGGCCCTCTTTGTTCCACTTCTTGTGGTAGAAGGTCAGGGAGTTGACCAGGTCGGCGCAGTGGTCGGCGTCGAACCAATATCGCGGGAAGGCTCTCCTGACGGCGTCGATTCCTTCCATCAAGGGCCGCTTGGCGACGATTGAGCATGGGCGTATTCCTAGCCGACGAGCTGCCGCAATGCGGGACTCGTTCGTGGTGAACTCCGTGACTTTCATGTCATGCGGAAAATAATGGTGGCGGTACCGAAAACCGCGTGTTCGAGAAAGTTCAGATAGAACGCGAGCGAACTCCGGTAGATCCTGACGACTGTGCGCATAGCAGTCTACCCACCGCCTCTCGTTGTAGGCGACTTGTCGGAACCCGATGACGGTGGAATCTCCGTTGCCGATGTCCCAGAAGGTATCGACGGGGAGGTTGGGGTCATAGAGGTTCGGACGGACGCGGCCTGTTTCCTGAGCCTTAACAACGTACGAAGAATAGTAGCTTCCTGACTGAGCTCCTGAGAACGAGCAGAAATACTCCTGCTGGATGATGTCTTCATCTTCCCCTTCGGCCCGCATATTCTGGATCTGGTCCATCGTAATGATGGGGCTGCCGTCATGCTTGCTAGTCTGATTGATTGTTTTGACGGATACGTACCAGTCCTTCGAGGTACAGGCTTCCTTATAGAGCTTAAAGCCCCAGTTGTTGCCACGGGGGGTGAAGACAAAGATCCCCCATCCGCCGTTGGCTTCCAGAATCGGTCTAATGTAGGACCATGCTTGAGGATTCTGGAGGGAATATTCTGAAAAGATACATCCGACCGGATTGGTCCCAACAATAGAGTCCAGCTTGTCCGTCCCGATCAGTTGGATGATCGATCCGTTCGACCCCCCAGCAACCGGAGGCAAAGTGATCTGGAGTTCCGTCTCGTTGAACTGGCACTTCTGCCAATACGGGATGTGGTGCGTGATCTTGATGCCGTCGCTGTCTATCGCGTCCCATATGATCTTTTTCCCTTGTGCGTACGTGGGGAAGAAATAGTAGTAGGTGCCGGTCTTCCGGTACGCTTCCGGGACCATCCATCCGAGGAACGCGGCCAGGTCTTTCCCAGCTCGTCGGTGCCAGACGTTACAGGCGCGCTTCTTACCGCTGCCCATTGCTTGGAGGAACTCAACTTGGTGTGGATAGGGCTTGAACATACATCCTTGAATCCGTTACCCCAGAGGGCCGTCGTAGGACCCTCCGGGACGTATCTTCTGTTGTCCATCCGCAGTCGCACCACCAGGCGTACTGATCGGCAGGACGGAGGAGTTTTCGGTAACACTGAACACAAACTTTCCGCCATATTTTACAGCCAGAGTTTCGCAACCACCACCCCGGCAACAAAAGCAGCGCCTAATACAAACCAATACTGATGCGCTTTGACAAACTCTAATGCGTTATACAAGGTTTTCATTGAATCCTCACACTGCCTGAAAAGGTGACGCCGCCAGACACCGTAGACGAGGCCGTAGCCGAGACTCCCGACTCAATCCCAATCTCCTCATTGCCCGTAATATACGCGCCAACCGGGATCGTATCACCGTTGGTGCCGCCGATAGACTCCACCACGCGGCCTGTGGTGAGCGCCGTTGCGTTGGCGATATGAAAATCGCCACCAGCCGCGTTCGTAAACTGCGGATCGGTGCCGTTGACTCCGTTGGTATCGCGTCCGCCACTCTGCCAGGTCGCAAAGCTCACGCTCCCCCACCCTTCACCTTGGGCGTGGGTATCGATGTCGTACCAAAAATTGCGCGTCCATGACGCATCGATGGCCGCAAGCGAACCCGTGTTCCAGTTGTAGAGACCAGATGCGGCGGTGACGATCAGGTTATTGTGGTACTCCACATCGATCACGGCTTGGCCCGCCGTCGGCACCCCCTCGTGAATCACGATGGCCCGGTCGCAGTTGTAGACCGTGTTGTTGATCCACTTCGAGCGAATCGCCTCGCCGTTGCCCGCGTAGAGGCCCGCCGCCCCTTCAGCTGCTCGACAGCCTCCGATGATATTCTGATAGATGAGTGCGTCGTCGCCTGTGAGAATACGGATGCCGTGAAAACTGTTCGTGATGCGGTTGTAGCGGATGATATTGCCGGATTGGGTTTCGGGCGCGTGTGCCCCCTTGACGAAGATCCCGGCCCCGCAATCATCGATCTCGTTGTGCTCAAAGGTGTTGTCGTCAGAATCGTAGAGGAGAATACACCCTTGATTCTGTCCACCTGGTGCGCCGCCAGGGTCGAGCGCCCGCGAGATGGAGTTGTTTTTGACGAGATTGTTGTTGGCGTCCTCAAATGACACCAGCCGATAATTTCCCTCGAATGTGGCGTCACCATTGGCATACGCCGTGAGCCCATTGTGCCCACGGATCGTGGAGTTGATAATCTGACAGTGGTGTGCCTCGGCATGAAACGCCACTGGCCCACGATCGGACAACGAACTCCCGTAGGTATCGTCGATGACGAAATGATCCCAGACGATGTAGCTGCGGTTATCACAGCCGATCATGGCCCCGCGCTGGCCACCGGTATTCGTGCGGATCTCCACCGTCCCCACACCACGGAAAGTGATGAGATTGCCGCTCGACCCACTGTTTGCAGGATTGAGGATCACGGTTTGGTTGACTGACGCGGTAGGCCCGCCCGACACTGAATAGGTGCCCGCTGCAATCAGGACGGTATCACCCGCTTGGGCCGCTGCCGAGGTGTTCGGCGAGCCATAACTGTTGCTGCCCCACGCAGCCCGCTCGATGGTGGCCCAGGGAGTGCCCTCGGTCTGCGCCGTCGCATAGCTGCGGCTATCATCCCCGCCCGTCGCGTTGACGTAGAGCGTGGCGGCCTCGGCATTGATCGGGAGGAGCAATAGCAGCACAATCCAGACGATCATTGCAGTAACCTCAAGCGAAACCCAAAGGTTTCCGCCCCGCCCCCTTCACTCGCCGCATTGATATTCCATGCCCAATGAATCAGGACGGCAGTAGACCCAGAGAGCCACCCTGTTTCTGTGGACGCAGCTCCAGCCTCATAGGAAGCCCCAATGCCGTTGGCTGTTTGCCCGACAAAAATCTGATTGATTTCCGTGTTTCCATTATTGACGCTCATCGTCAAGCCAGATCCCGCCACCACCGCATCCATGACCATATCGCCCGTGGCGCTTGAGACTGTCGTTGATACCGTCGTCCCTTCCGGTTGCGCGGTCACGGAGTGTGCGTCGTCCGGGTCTGCCTGATCGACTCCCGTGAACGACGCACAGATGGCGCTGAATGCACGGTTGGTCCCGCCCCAACTGAACACCACACTTTGACTCCCTGTGTCGGGGGCTACCAAGCGAAAGGCGCGAATATGCCGAGAGGCGTTGGTCGCCGTGTCGGTGAACAACACGTCCATCGCCACACTGTTGTAGGTGGCTGAGACAGCATCCACATCAGTTGACCCATTTTCATGCGAGATCACGCAGTACGCAGCACGATTCGACCCGCTCGCATTATGCGTGCAGGTCATAGAGGTGCCGGTGTTCTGGGTGCATTCGCTGGCCGCGTCGAAGGCCACCGCTGCCCAGGCCTGCCCAGGCACCAGCAGCACGAGGAGCAGAAGCAGTCTATTGAGCCATTGCATTATTGCGTCTCCCGCATCTTCAGTGACAGCCCGATGAATTTCGCCGTCGCGGCCAGGTTGTCGCTCGCATGGGCTGGGTCACGCTTCAACCGAATGTGCATCATGTCTCCAGCAGCACAGGTGCCGGTGGTCGTGATCGTGTTCGCCGCCGTCGCGTTGAGCAG